TAAACCTATTCATCTAGAAGCCTTAAGACAATATGCTCTAGAGAAAATGGGTGCAGAGATGGCTCCAGATACACTGGAGGCAGATGATGCTTTAGGTATTAATCAAACAGATGATACTATGATTGTAAGTTTAGATAAAGATTTGTTGATGGTACCAGGAAAACATTTTTCATGGGAAATTAAAGGTAAAGGTTGGACTAAGCCAGATAAGTTTACAACACAGACTGAGATAGGTGGTATGAAACTATTCTTTGAACAATGTCTAAAGGGTGATACCTCAGACAACATCAAAGGTATAGAAGGCATAGGACCTAAAAAAGCTCAGGCTCTCCTAGAAAATTGCCATACAGAACAGGCAATGTTTAACGCAGTGCGGGAAGCATATGGCAATGACGAGGAGTTCATAATGAATGCTAGTGTCTTATGGATAATGAGACATGAAGGAGATGTATGGAGAGACAGATTTAATGCCTACATTTAAATCAGGACTTGAAGTTAAAGCTTGGAAGATACTAAAGAAACATATTCCAAGAGTTAAGTATGAGCCAGATGCAATACCATATAAGCAACCTGCGAAGGAGCGTAAGTACACGCCAGACTTTAAGGTTGCAAATGGTGTATACATCGAAGCTAAAGGTAAGTTAGACTTAGCTACTAGACAGAAAATGGTTTGGTTTAAGGATATGCATCCAAGGATTACAATAATATTTTTGTTTATGAATCCTGATAATAAAATAACCAAGCGAAGTAAAACAACATATGCTATGTGGGCTGAGAAAGAAGGGTTCATGTGGTTAGATTTTAGGAGAAACTGGATAGATGATTATCACAAACTTAGTAGAGAACAGTGATGGTAGTAATGATTTTGATTTTAAGGTAGATAAAAGAGAGAGTGAGTTTTTATTATCCTATGCTATCAAAGCCTTAATGAGAGAAGGAGTAATTAAGGCAGCCTTAGATGAGGAGTATGCTCAAGAGGTTGACCTTCCATTGGAGACTAAACACTAATGAAAAAGCATCTCGTGATTGGAGATACACAGGTAAAGCCAGGCATTAGTCTGGCTTATTTGTCTTGGATAGGTAAGTATATTGTAGACAAACAACCTGATGTTATCGTAATGATTGGTGATTTTGCTGACATGCCTAGCTTGTCTAGTTATGATACAGGTAAGAAATCATTTGAGGGTAGGACATACAAAGCAGACATACGGGCTGCGACTAAAGGTATGGATACATTGTTAGCTCCAATGCATGCGTTGAATAAACGTTTGCTTAAAGCTAAGAAAAAACAATATAAACCTAAGATGGTACTCACTATGGGTAACCATGAACAAAGAATTAAGACTGCTATTGAATATGATAGGAAGTTAGATGGTCTTATATCTTTTGATGATTTACAATATAAAGAATCAGGATGGGATGTAATACCATTCCTTGAGGTTAAAGAAATAGATGGTGTTGCTTACTCTCACTACTTTGCTAGTGGTGTTATGGGTAGACCAGTTACATCAGCTAATGCATTACTAACTAAGAAACATATGAGTTGCGTTGCAGGACATCAGCAAGGACATTCAATTGCTTATGGACAGGATGCGACAGGTAAACAAATGACTGCTATCATTAGTGGTAGTTGTTATTTACATGATGAAGACTATTTATCTCATCAAACTAATCAACATTGGAGAGGGTTATATATGTTACATAATGTAGAGAATGGTTCATTCGATGAGTGTGCTATACCATTACATTATCTTAAAAGAAAGTACAAATAAGTATTGACTTTTAGTAATATATATGCTATAATATTAATATGAACAATACAGATATCTTAGGTAAAAAGTTAGCATCTAAGAAACAAATAGGTGGTAATCATTATAAACAATATGCGATACAACCTATAGAGTTTATAGAAAAGAATAATATACCCTACATTGAAGGTAATATTATTAAGTATCTTGTACGTTGGAGAGATAAGAATGGTATACAAGATTTAGATAAAGCCATTCATTACATAGAACTATTGAAGGAAATAGAGAAATTTAAAAATGCTGGCTGAAGGAATGTTTATACTAACAGTATCACTTAGTGGTGATTATAATGACCTAGAGTTTGTTGGGTATTTTAATGACTGTCCTACAGCAATGGTTTATTTTAAAGAGAACTGTTCTAATCATGCAGCTGCTAGCTGCCTATTAAAAGAGTATAGCAATATGCCAAAAACCCATGTAGACCCTAGTCCTTTTGATTTTAATACAATCAGAGAATCACAATCATGTGGATTCGTTGGGGTAGAAGATGGAGAATTATTTATAAAGGATGATGATGCCAGGACCAAATGATACAAATGATTATGAAATTCGTGGTGCAAAATTAAAAACAAGTGTACCAAATAAAAAGTATGAAGATAATTATGACAGAATTTTTAATGGTAAGCCTAACGACAAGCAGTTTGATGAACTTAATAATAAAGATAAAAAGAAAGGTCGGTCATAGATATGGCGTTTACATTCAAAGACGTATGCGATAATCTTGAGAAACTAGATGAGGTTACTCTACTCGAAGTACTAGAAATTTCTTCAGAAGAAATCGTAGCAAAATTCCACGATAAGATAGATGATAATTTTGAACAACTATCAGAAGACTTAGACGATGGACAAATAGAATTATTTAACCACACAGATTAGGAGATAAGCAATTGGATAGTTATCAAAAAACGATAGCGGCAAGTAGATATGCACGTTACATACCAGAACTAAACAGAAGAGAGACCTGGGAAGAGACAGTAGATAGAATGGTTACATACCTTCAATCTAAAACACCGGGATTAGATAAAGAATTTAAAGAGATCAAGCAAGCTGTTCTTAATCTAGAAATTATGCCATCTATGAGGCTAATGATGTCAGCGGGAGAAGCATGTGAAAGAGATAACATTGCAGCTTATAACTGCTCTTATCTTGCTATTAATAGTAAAAGAGCTTTTAGTGAGTGTCTATATATTTTAATGAATGGTACAGGTGTAGGATTTTCCTGTGAACGTCAAGAAATAGCTAAATTACCAGCTATACCAGATGAGTTAACTGTTGTTGATGATGTTATAGTTGTTGGTGATAGTAAGTTAGGATGGGCTAAAGCCTTTAAGAAGCTGTTATCTAGTCTGTGGGAAGGGGATATTCCTACAGTAGACTACAGCCAAGTGAGACCTGCAGGGGCAAGACTTAAGACCTTTGGAGGTCGAGCTAGTGGACCTGAACCATTAGAAAGATTGTTTAAGTTTGTTCAAGAAACATTTCAACATTCTAAAGGACGTAAGTTAACATCATTAGAAGTCCATGATATTGTCTGTATGGTAGGAGAAATTGTAGTCGTTGGTGGCGTTAGAAGGTCAGCCCTCATCTCACTATCTAATCTAACAGATAAACGCATGAGAGAGGCTAAAATGGGTGCTTGGTACAATGATTTTGCATACCGTGGTCTAGCTAATAACTCCGTTGCTTATACAGAAAAACCTGATATGGAGACATTCATGGAAGAGTGGGTATCCTTAGTTAAGTCTAAGTCAGGTGAGCGTGGTATCTTTAATAGAGTTGCTGCACAAAATCAAGCAGCTAAGCAAGGTAGAGATAAAGACTTATCTTATGGTACTAACCCATGTTCAGAGATTATCCTTCGTGATAAACAGTTCTGTAATCTAACTGAGGTAGTAGTAAGACAAGGTGATACAGAAGATTCATTAAAAAATAAGATTAGGTTAGCTACCATACTAGGTACACTACAATCTAACCTTACTAACTTTCAGTTCTTATCAGCAGAATGGGTTAAGAACACAGCAGAAGAAAGACTACTTGGAGTTTCATTAACAGGTATCATGGATGCCAAGATTACATCACATCCAGACCCTAAATTACTAGAGAGGTTACGAGACTATGCTAGAAGAACCAATCATAAATACGCAGACCAACTTGACATCCCAAGAAGTAGAAGTATTACGTGTGTTAAACCTTCTGGGACTGTTTCTCAGCTTGTTAATAGTGCTAGCGGGATACATGCTCGCCATAACGACTACTATATAAGAACAATCCGTATGGATAAAAAAGATAGTATCACTCAATTTTTAACAGACCAAGGTGTCCAGGTTGAAGATGAGCAATTTAGACCTGATACTACTGCAGTCTTTTCCTTCCCTATTAAAGCTCCTAAAGGTGCTCTCACCCGTAATGATATGACAGCTATAGAACAGTTAGAAAACTGGTTAATCTATCAACGTCATTGGTGTGAGCATAAACCTTCTGTTACTATCTCAGTTAAAGATGATGAGTGGATGGATGTAGGTGCATGGGTATGGAAATACTTTGATGAGATAAGTGGTATATCTTTCTTACCTCACTCAGACCATTCTTATGTACAAGCACCTTATACAGATTGTACTAAAGAAGAATATGATGCTTTAAATAAAACAACCCCTAAAAATATTAAGTGGGAAACTTTTACTGAAGAAGATGATAACACTATAGGAGCACAAACATTAGCTTGTGTTGCGGGAGCATGTGAAATATGAGTATAACTTATAGTCCTATTATGGGAATACATTTAGGTTTTGAATTTTATGATGGAGAAATAGATGGTCATGAAATAGGTTACTTTCTAGTAGATATAATTGTTATTAGAATTCAATTTGCGTGGTATAAAGGATGAAGATAGCAATTATAGGAAGTAGAAGTATTACAGATGATGCTAAGGTTCTTCAAACTATACATAATTATATAATAGATAATAAACCTAGTGTAATTTTAAAGAGTGCTGGTAAAGGTATAGACCCTGCTATAGACCATTTTGCTAAGGCTAATGAAATTGATACAATAAACTTTGTACCTTATCATTTGTTAGATACTCAAGCTAATTTTAATAGTAAATACTTTTTTATACGTACAAAACAGATATTAAATAATGCTGATAAGCTATTAGCAATATGGGATACACATAGTAAAGGTACTGAGTATGCAATTAAGTATGCACAAAAACTAGGTATACCTGTTAAGGTTGTAAAAATTCCATCACAAAAAAATGAGTTCGTACGTTTTTAAATAGAAGATACTAAAGCAATTAGTCCAAAAACTATAGGAGATATAGGTAAAACTGCTAACAATGTTAAACCCGTGGCTATTTGTTTAGCCATTTCTGAACTGTTTTAGTTTCATAGATTCGTATGCATGTCCATACAATAGTAAATATAGCTGCAACATGAGGAAGTACATCAGCTAGAGACCCTAAAAGAACTCCTATAGATGTAATATCTAAAGCATGGATTGTTTCTGGGTCTTTAACTGGATTTTGCAAGCTGACCTCCAAAGTAAAACTCGATTATAATGGTAGCCCATTGGAAAATCTCATCAAACTTATAGAGACCAGTAACTGTTTCGAGAGTAGTACCCCCACCAAACTCAATTAATCCAAGTAAATTTAC